ATCGTCTACTTTTCCATGTTTCACCATTATCGTCCGAGTACACCGTGTCATCATTCATCTTGCACAACATGCCGTTTAGAACTCTATGGCTTTCCCTTGTTCTTTCATCACCAACAGACGACCAAATATAAGTTTTAGACCCAACCGCCTGCGCTCTCGCCTTAACCAGTGAGCCGTTAAGCTTTGAAGTCTGGTCACGTGCGATTAATTTAGCTCGGCTTTGTGACACGTTGTAACGCTCTTTAATCTGCGTTATTAAGTCCGTGCTACGTTTTCCAGACTGTACGTTCGTCATGATGGTTTCTGAAATCTGCTGTTTAAACTCCGTGGCAACCGACTTGATCAAGCTTGCATTCAATTCACGGTCAATTGCTAACTGATCTTGCACAGCTTTGCCACTTGAGCTTAGAGCGCCTTTAAGGTCAATCCCGAACGCCTTACTCGCCTGCCTGTTAAATCGTTCCTTATTCGCGTTATTTGCCGTATTCACGACACGACTGGCAATAAGGTTTGCAAACATAGACAAGTTGATAGCGTCCAGTTTATCGAAAATGCGATTCATCTTAGCCGTTAAACTTTTGAAGTAATCGGGCAAAGCATCGTTTACTTTTTCAGGCTCGCGCAATTCATCTAAAGCAATATTGAGCATATACCGCAGTAAAGCATCTAGCTCCCTGCGGTACTTGACTTCGAGTTGCTTAGAAGAATGAACCGCCTGTATTTTTCTCATACGCTGGGTCATTAATCACCGCCTTTAATGCTTCAATGTCTGCATCGGAAATAGATGCAATCAGCCCTTTCAATTTAACCTCGGATGCAACCTGTACCCCTTCAACCGCATCCATATCATACAAGACCTTAAGTGAGTCAATAATGATCTTAGCAATCTCGGCTTCTTCTTTCTCGTTACGGTCGCGAATAGATGGGAAGTCATAATCGAAGAAATCAAGCTTGAATGCTTCATCTTCTTCTTTAAACTTGTCAATCATGAACTGGTCGATAAAATTCCAAGCGGGGCGTAGCTGAGATTCTTGACGCGCATTAATCATCTCATACTTGTTCTTTTTATCTTCTTCACCTGATGCAAAGCCACCCGCACCCTGCCCGAACATTTCCATTAGCGGAATGCCAGTAGACGCTGAAACATCGATACGCGCATCAGCAAGAACGCCAGTGATGCCACTGAAGGTCATTTCCTTTTGTTCCCATTCTGCGTCTTGGTCGATAATTAGAATGTTAGCAAGCGATTTCACAAGCTTCATCGACATGCCTAGCTTGACAAAATCAGCTTCTCGACCCTCTGTCATCTTGATATTGTAATCTTTGATCTTGATCACATCGGTCTTGGCTTCTTCGATCATATCACTGATACCCGCCTTAGCAGTGTCATAAGCTACAAGCGCATCCCAAATAGAATTGACCTCTGACACGCCGTAGGACTGGCGACCGCCTTTGAGTTTCTTCTTAACAGTCTTTTTACCGCACACAAGACGACACACACGGCTATGATGAATCACTTGTTCATCGCCAATCGTCAATTGATACGAAACTGGCTCGCCAAAATGACGGCTTGAAATGTCCGTGATTACTGTTGCGCTTGGCAAATATGACGACTTATCAAAAACAAGGAACGACACAAGACGCTCTTGGTCTAAATCCAAATGCCCTTGCATATTGACATCCGTGCCGTCCATACGCTCAGTGACAGCAAGAATAATAGAATCACCGTACAAACGCCCCCAGTTTAAGTAATCCTCAAGCGCATCAAATACACCGAAGTCTAAACAAAAGCGCTCGATCTTTTTGTCGATGTCCGACTCTAAATCCACTTTGATTTCACGATCAATCCGAAGCATATCGGTTGTAATGCCGTTGATGAACTTCTTTACAATCCAATTGTCATCATAAAGCGTGGCAAGCAAATTATCGTTTAGCTTTCGATTGCGCGTATAGGTTCGGGCTTGCGACCGTTCCCCTAGTGAGTTATTGGCACTCACAATGCCGTCATTAAGTTTTGTCATCACATAGCATCCAACATAGAAACACCACCGCCCATAAGCTCAGTAATTGCCATCACCATTGCGTCCACTTGGTCGTCATGTTTGTGACTGTCTGTAGCGGTGAACGCTTCACATTCTTTAATAAAATCTTCTATCCATTCTGCATCATTTGGCAGATAAATGTAACCCGATTCAATGTAACCCTGCACACCTAAGACGCGGGTATATTTGTCGGTATCAACTTGAACGCCCTCGATGGGTATTCTTTGTTTGCGCTGAATATTTTGGATTAAGCTCGTACCGCTTGACTTATCTTCGACATAAACCTTGTGAACGCCAAGCGATTTATATTTATTCCAAACATCGGAAACTTTTTGCTCAAGCTCAGGCGCTTCCCATTTACCGCGAATCAAGTCTAAAACATACACACCGCCATCATGTCCAACACCTGCGACAAATAACACTGAATAGTCGTTATGCTGTTTAGTTTTTTGCGCCGTGTCTGCTGTGATGATAATGCGCTTCATGCGTGGCAATACTGAATAACGCTTAAACCATGCACCCTTGATAATATCACCGCCTTTCGATGATGGTCGTTGTTGGTATAAGGCATTCCAAGTCTGTGTGCCTACTGCTTTTTTAATCTTAGATAAATGTTCAAGGTTATAACGCTCAGGATGCAATGCGTCCCCCTCGTTTCGGTATTCTTCATCTTCTTCGGCAATGGCAGGGAATGACACAACACGCCACTGGTCGCCGCCTTTCTTGGCTTCCTCAAGCAATCGACCTGCCAAGTCGTCCTCATGCCACCGTGTCATACCTAGCAGAATGCCACTCTTAGGCGATAGGCGCGTATAAAAGGTTGAAGTGTACCAATCCCACACGCTATCCCTTACAGTCTGTGAATTTGCTTCTTTAGCGTCTTTTACGGGGTCATCAATAATGGCGATGTCTGCACCCATACCTGTGATACCACCACCAACACCAGCAGAACGATAAGCACCCTTGCGCCCTGCAATCTCGAATATTTCGCTATTTCGGATATTCTTGTTTGAGCTTGGGGATGCTTGAGAATTTGCACTGAATGAAGTATCGGGGAAAATATCGCTGTATTCTTGGCTGTCAATGATCCGCTGAACGTCACGATTCATACGGCTAGACAAGTCCGCAGAATAGGACGCTGCAATCATTTGCAAATCGGGGTTTTTACCGAATGCCCATGCAGGGAATCTACGGCTAAATAACTCAGACTTTCCCGAACGTGGCGGGGCTTGAATCAATAAACGTGGTTGCTTGCCTGCCATCACATCGTAGTAAAACTGCTGCAATTCTTGAGCAATGATTCTATTAAACCAACCTTGTTGAAAGTTCGGCATTGTGTACGAAACAAAATCAATTAGATTTCTTCTCGACAGTTCCGCTTTCACTTGCTTGTGCAATGATGGTGTCAAGATTTCGTAATTGCTCATCTGATAGCTTGCTCACGTCTAAGGATGGTTTGTTGATTGACTCGCCATTTGTTGTTATGTCTGTCTTGGTGTTGTCTGCATGTCCATCAATGCGGGCAACAAGCGCATGATTCAAGTCACCTGACAGCGCACCATCCAAGTTCCAAGCTTTCATAATTGCGTCTATTTCCCCATAGATAGCCGAATATTCATCTCTTTGACCGTAATCCTTGAGCGTGCTTAAACCTATGCCCATGTGCGCAGCCAAGCCGAATTGAGTCATCCCTCGCATGTGGGGTACTTTGTCGTAAGATATTACGCCCTGAAATGAAGCTGTAATGGTTTTCTCAATTGGATTGTCTTTAACCCAATTAATATAATCCAAAGCCATCTCTTTAAAATCATCAGGGCTTTCAATTAATCTAGGTTTTCCTACCTCTCTACTCACCTAAAAACCCTCCCAAACTAAAACCACATAATAACAGAAAAGCCCTCAAAGGGGCTTAATAAATCCTAATGGCTCATCTGTCTTATATCCATCACAATAATTTATGACACGCCTATCTCTTTTAAGATAAACAACTGATCCTGTAATCTTTGTTATTGCATAATGCGTTGCACCTTTCGGCTTATTCTTCCGTATTTCTTCAATGGTCATCACATCCCTCTACTCGATTTCTTCCGCCATTCATAAACCTGACGCGCTGACTTTTGTTTGGTTTCCTCCATCTCATTAAACTCCTTGATTGCACGTTTTAGTTTCTTAATGCTCACTGTGTGGTTCTTTGCTTCAGCATAATAACTGCATTTTTCAGCGCTATAATGCTCAGCATTGCACACAACATTTTCTACAACCTTTTTCGCTCTATCAGCACCATACTTGTCTATAAACCAGTATTCATTCATCACACCCACCCCGCACACTTAGCCACTAAAAACAGAATGAAAAATACATTCGATGCCACAAGCCAATTGATAAGCAAGTTTTTATCTTGCAATTTCTTCTTCATGAAATTCTTGTCACGGTTAGCGATTGCTAGGTCGTCATGCAGATTTTTGATCTTCTGTGCATGTTCTTCGGATTCTTTTGCAAAAATGTCATTCAAGCTTTTTGAAATATCCAATACTGCTCTAAGGTCTGTAATCTCTCGCTCATGATAAGCCTTGCTCACCCACTCAGACATAACGCTTTGATCTTGACCACACGACACATCAATCATGGCGTTGTTTCCAATCGCCCCACGACCAACCAACTCAACCGCTACGGCTTCTTTAATCTTTCCTGTAATTTCCGCCTGCTTCTCAGTGCTTGCACCGATCCGCAAAGTTTCGCTAATGTAGTTCCGTGAATGCCCGATCAATTTAGACAACTCAGAATTACTCAAGCCTAATTTAATTTTCGCTTCGTTTACCGCGTTTTTTAGTTCGATCATTTTTTAAACCTCAATACAATTTTTCAAATTAACTTCTTTAACTTCGCACCACCCGAAGCCGTTGTATTTATAAAACTTTTCATTAATCTTATAAAAACACGACTTCTTGAAATCGTAGTGCGTTGCGCCTTTTGGTTTTGTCACTTTCTAAACTTCTTAAAATCACGTTCAAAAATATTGTTAAGCTCGAATAATTCTTTGCGTCCGAACCAGTCAGGCTTTGCGACAACATCACCATTTTCATCATAAAAGAAATCAATCTTAATAATGTGCTGTCCCTCAACAAATTCACTCAAGGCCCAATCACTCATATAACTGCGTGCGGTTAAATCACCAATCTCGAAGTCTGCCAATCCATCTTCAAAGCGTACTAATTCAATTTTCATTTCATCACCTTATTCAAATCTGCGTAAATGTCTGCCCAACGTGCCAACTCAAAATGTGCTTTCTTCTGAACATTTAAATCATCATGCGCTATATGCTCAGCAGCGCGTATCATGTTTCGTTTTGCTTTATCAATGCTAAACATTTCGTCTTGCTCGACTTGGCTCATTTGGGTTTTGTAGCTGCGTTTATTCTCGCTAGACTTAATCAACTGCTCTAAGTTCTGACGGCT